TAGCTTGTCTAGGAATTCTTCGTGTACTGCGTAGCCGTATTCTTCTTCTGTTCCGTCTTCGTAAGTCTCTAAACAAATTCCGTAATCTACGTGCAGTTCGCATCCTATTCCGTTTTCGAATTCCTGCCCATAAACAAAGGAATAACGGCAGTAAAGTCTGTAGGAAGAAATTCCTTCTTCAGCGCACACCCAAACTTCATTATTTAGGTGCATTTCAAAGTATACATTTTCTAAATTCATTTTTCTTTGATTTAAGGCGTTATTAATTGAACCAATGATAAACTACACCAAACACAATAAGAAAAGCCGTTAGAGGCGCTAAAAAGTGTGTTATAGCTTGTTTGTGTTCTGCTGTTGTTGGCGTGAAATAGTTAATTATCTTTTTCATAGTTGCGTGTTTTTAGGATTTAATACGATTTGGTGTACTTCTTTAATCAATTCGGAATAGATAGCGCTTTCCTGTTCGTTGGAAGCGTTTCTTTGTTTCTCGATTATTAGTTTAGTAATCTGCGTTACTTGGTCTAAATAACCTTCAGCTAGTTCGTAAATTGTTTTAACTTTTTTCATAGTGTTTTAATTAATTTTATTCAAATATAATAACTTTTGTAATATGTTGATACGTTTTTAACAAAAAAAAAGTTTCAGGAATAAAAAAAGGCGCTCCGAAGAACGCCCTTGCACTATGAAATAAAGCACTATGGAAGGTTGTGCGGTACGAAGTTACAATAATTATATTATTTTTCCATCTTCTATTTTAAAATTTCTTACAGAAACTTTGGATTCGTCTTTATATAGAATAGCAAAGCCGTGATTCCATTCGTTTATTTCTAAATATTCAGGCTCTAATTCGCACATACAGCCTAAACTATATCCGTTAATTGTAGAAGAATCTTCTACATTATAAATTCTTTGGCTGCTTTGACTTGTTTTGTGAAAGTGGTTTATTATGACATTTGTTTTTAATCGCATTAAAGCTGTTCTTGCAGGAACTACGCCACCTGCTCCGGGTATTTTGTCTCCGTGTTCTATTAAGTAATTTCCAAAACTTACCCTAGTTCTAAATGGAATGTATTCTATTCTAGTTGCTCCTACTTGTAAAAGAACATCTAAACGAAATTCGTCTATGTCTAAAAACTCAACAGCCTTTGTTCGTAAATATCTTTCTAATCTATTTTCGTGATTGCCGGGTATAAAATAAATTGGTATTCCTTGAAATCTATCTCGTACATATTCTAGAAATTCTTTTCCTGCTTCTATTTCATCTTTAAATCTTTTTTTACGTGGGTCTTTCTCGTGAAAGCTTAAAGAATAAAAGTCTAATAAATCTCCGTTTATGTAAATAGCGTCTACTTCTTCTTCTTCGAATTTATCGAACATTGTTAGTAGCGCTTCATTATCGTGGTAAGGAATGTGTACGTCTCCGAAAACTCCTAACTTCTTTATTCCTGAAGGCAATTTATAACGCTGTCTTTTTTCCGAAGAACTTTCAGGAAGTTCCTTTTTTAATTTTACTATATTAACTTCGGTTTTTAGTTCTCTAGCAAATTGATCTGTTGCAAGATTTTTTCTATTTTGTCTTCCATTGCATCCTAGATAGTATCTACACCTGCCGAGTACTTGTTCAAGGCTATCGAAATGCATTTTATTTTCATCAAATATTTTCCTAGCAATACCTTTTACAGGCGCTTCAGGAAACTTTTCGATATATTCTAAAATTATCTTTGTGTTTGGTTTTTGCTTTCTACCTGTCATTTGTTTTCTATTTTTTCATCCTTATAGCATAGCCAAGAATTAAAGTAAAAAGAATCCCTAAAATAAGTCCTAAAAAGAATTTTGCGAATACGTTGTTTTCTGCTCGTGTTTGTTTAGTTTCTTCTTTTTCTACTTGTACTTTGGCTTTTTCCTTTATTCTTATTGTGTCTCTTATTAGCTTGTTTTCTATTCGTATTTCTCTAATCGTCTTCGGAACGTAAACATCCTTATAGTAAACAACGGTATCTTTTGAAGTGAAGTATTTTTCGTAAACTATTGTATCGTGTTTTATTACAGGAACGCTGTCTATAGTTGTAATTCGAATAGTATCGCTTTTAGTAGTTATTTCAAGTCCTTTCTTAATTGCTTTTTTGTAGTGCCATTTAGCGGAACACGAACAAATAAAAAGAACGATCAATAAACTAAATATCCGCATACTCTGTTTTAGCATCAAATGAAGGACAAGCCTTCGAAGAAAAGTCTCTATGTCCATAAACAACAGCTTCAGGGTGCAGCTTCTTTAAAGTCTTCAACAAAAGAAGTAAGCTTTCCTTTTGCACTTCTGTTCTTGTGTCTTTAGCGTGCTTCATATCGGCATCCATTCCGCCTACATAAGTAATTCCTATAGAAGTTGAATTTTTGCCTTTTGTATGCGCTCCTACTTTGTTTAAGTCCCTGCCGTATTCAATCGTTCCATCTAACAAAACAACAAAATGGTAGCCTATTCCGCTCCATCCTCTCTGCTTGTGCCATTTGTCTATGTGGCTTGCATCAAAGTATTTCCCTTCAGGCGTTGCTGTGCAATGAACTATTAATTCACTTATCGTCCGCATTGATTTCTTTATATTCACTTGTGATTTCTTTAGCGCGTCTAAATAGGTTTTTAAGCGCATCCCATAAGTCTACACCTCTTACTGCCTTGTAGTTTTCGTTTATGGAAATTACTTCTATAGAAACAAGAACCAAAGAAAGAATTTTAGTCGTTAGCATATCAATAGTAAAGAACTGCGCTACAATATCGCTTACTAGAAACTTGTCTATGCAGTAGAATAACATTACAGTAAACTCATACAAAAGGATCTTACTTACTATTTGAGAAAGCCCTCTTGAAGTAATAGGCTTTTTTAGTTTAAGGCTTTTCCATATTCCTGTGATAGTGTCGAACATTATAGCAAAAGCTATTAAAACAAGGATTCCTGAAATAGGAAGGAAAAAAGAAAATACAATAGCAGACATTTGGAGAGCGTTTAGTTTAAGTTTGGTAAGTAATATTGTAAACTGCGTTTTCATTGTTCTAGTTGTGTTAAAACATTGTAAGTTAGAAGAATTAAGATAAATATTCCACCTATTCGTACGTATATTTCTGCACCTGTTACAAACATTGAAAGCCCTAAAGCGTAGCCTATTACAAAGTATAGTATTGCTAATGTTTTTCGGTGCATATTATATTAACTTATTATTCGTCTTTTTGTAGCCTATTCAATGGGTTCTGTCCATTCAGCTGTAGCCATCAAAGCCAAACATTCAGCGTGTGTAAGCGTTTGTAAAGGCGTTACGCTTCCATCTGTAATAAATGTTGGCTCTTCGTTATGATACCATTTTATAACGAATTTACTGCCGTCTATTGACTTTCGTATAGTAGTCCTGTCTTCAGCAACTTGTGAAAAGTCTACGCTGTCTATTTGCGCTATGTCTATTATTCCGTATGTGTCCGCTCTATGCATTTTATATATTTTTAAGGTACATCAGTTGAAAATGTACTAAAGTTTGTCATTGTTCCGTCATTACTTCCAATATTGTCTGTAAGTGTCGGCGCGGTGTCATTGTCACCCATACGATACCAAGCAAGAATATTAGATTCAGAAGATAGGTCTGTAGGCAATCCGTTGCTGTATATTGCAGTTACTTCCGTTGAAGACAAAGCAGATGTAAAAACAGATTGTTCTTCTATGTTTCCATAATATCTTTGTTGTGCGCTATAACCATTAACTCTAAAAATTCCAAGTCTTTGTTTTGTAGGTGTTAAATCGTCCCACCACCAAGATGTGTTTGTTGTTACTTCATAAGTTTGCGACACAGTAGAACCATTAATGTATATAGTTCCGTTACTACCGTCAAAACTGAAAACAACGTGTGTCCAAGTTCCATTACTTACTACTGCATTATCAGTGACAACTCTCCACCTTGTACTACCTCCATCAGCAGCAGAAAAAGATAAAGTTCCATCTGCTCGTTGGCTTAATGCTATTAAATCTCTATACCCACCACTTACATATAACCAAATAATTTGACTACCTGTAGTGTAATCTGTTGGCTTAATCCAAACACTTATTGAACCTGTACTGCTTGTATTTGTAAAGTCCATACTTACTTCATCTACAATCCCATCTAATGAAATTGAGTATTCATTTACGAAAGGCGTTACGCCTCCGCTTCCTGTTATGTTAGTTTCTCCTGCTGCTGTGCTGTCGTATATAGCACCCCAATTGTTAGTAGCGTTCGTCTTTCCCTTACCCCAATTGTTAGTGTTGTTTACTGCGCCTTGTCCCCAATCTATAGTATTTGCCATTAGTACGTTCTTCTTAAATTAGTAATTCTACTTTGTATGCTGTTCGAAGTGCTTGCGCTTCCCCAAGTTACGTGAACTTCTAAAGTATTGCTTATTGTAGTGTCGAATGTCGTATTATTTAAAGTTTGGAACATTTTCCCTTGGAAAGAAGTACCTGAATTTTGAATGTAGTTGAATTCAGCACACGTAAATATGGATGCCGTTGTTGCTCCTCCAATTGCTCGAATAGTGAAATCAGCTTCTATTTCGAAAGGTTGGTTTGTCATTGTTGGAAGCGTAAGCGTTCCACTTGTAGCTAAACTAACTGCGCCTGACTTTAATTCTATTACTATTGTTTCGTTGTTTAAGCAGCTTATTTGCCCTTTGATATTGCAATGGAAAGAACCGCCTGCCGTGAATCCGTTAGCAGGTACAGTTAAAGTTCCTACGCCTGTTCCTAGAATGTTTGTAGGCGTTGTAGTATTTGTTACGGCTGTTCCGTCTGCAGTTTGTGAAAATAGCCCAATACTTAAATTAGCAAAACTTAAAGCACCTGCGCCATCCGTTCTTAAAACTTGTCCTTGTACGCCATCCGCTTGTGGGAAAGTATAGGCTTCGTTGAATTCTATAGTTCCGTTATTTTGTACTTTAAAAGCCGTTGTACTTGTGTCGCGTATTTTGAAAATGTCGCTTGTAGCAGCACCTGAAGGATCAATAAAAAAGTCTACGAAAGGCGTTCCGCTTGGCGAAGGAACAGCGTTGCTTTGAAAGTATAAATATTCTAATTTGGAAAACTTTAAAAAGTTGCTATTGCAGTCTATTGTTCTATCTGCGGAAAGTTGTCCGTCTCCGTTGTAAATAGTTGTACTACCTGCTCCTCCTACTACTTCTGCGCCTGTAATATGTTTAGTTACATAGCCTCCTAAACCATCGCTTTCTGCTATTGGAATTAAATCCGTAGAAGCTAGATTAGCGCTTTTCGCTGTTAGTTGACTTATTTTCTTTTCTGCCATTTGTTAATTTTTTTAAGTATAGTCTTAACTTCTTTACGTTTTCTTCTTTCGGTCTGTATTGCTTCATAGAACCCATCCTGAAAAATTAGTGTCCGTGTTTGGGTACATATCGCCGTTCGAATTCGTATTGTATTCAGGAAACTTTGATTGGTTAAAACAAATATAGTCTATAAATCTTTGCGTATAGTGTTCAGCTATTTTTCGCTCTTTTTCTATTAAGAAGTCTACTTCTATTTTGTCTACGTTTTCGCTGTTCTCCGAACTATGTTTGTAAACGCCTTTGTTTGCGATCGTATAAGCAGCGAAAGGCATATATTCCACCATTGCCCAATGAATAAGCATCGGCTTTATATACGTTTCTACGAGCGTTAAATAATCGCCTGACAAAGTACCTGCTACTATGTCTGCTTGAATCTTCTGTAGTAGGTCAGTTCCCAAATAGCCTTGTATGTGAATGTCTTGCGCTATCTTTATATACTGAATAAATTTGTCCGTGTCTACGTTGCCATTCATAGACGTAAACTTCACAAGGTCTGTTCGTGTTATTAAAAGTGCTTCTGCCATTATGTTCTTTTTGCTCGTTTAGGTTGTGGATTGCTTGGAAGGAATCCGTAGTTAGGCATATCTACAGGAAATTGTGTAACAAACTTTGGATTCTTAATAACATAGCCGTACTTTTCAGCTTTTCGCCCTGCTATTTGTTTAGCCTTTGGGCTGTTTACATCTATTCCCCTTCCTTCAAAATTTACGAAGACCTTTTTGAACCAAGCGTGATGACAATTTCCACCGCCTTTGTACTTCCAAATATTGTAAGTATCTGCGCCTTTTGGACCCCATCCTTTATTTACAACAAGGTTGCCCATTTGTAAAATATCTTCTTTTCTATAGAGCTTTTTGGCAGCCATCATTTTCCTGCAAAACTCTCTTGAGTTCGGCTTGTTATCGCCTTCGTAGTAGTATCTAGTAATAAATCTAAAGCCGTCTATATTTTCGTCTTGTGCGCTTTTGGAATTTGGTCTTGCTGTTCCTGTACTAACTAGGTTTGTTATTTTGCTTAAAAGGCTTTGTTTAGGTTCTTTGCTTAATAGTTCGTTTTCTTCGTCGTCTGTGTCGTAGTCTACTTCGAATTCGTCTATTAGTAGCCAATCTTCGTGCGGTTCTTCGCCTGCGTCTTCTATGAACTTATCTAAAGCGCTTTTTTCTTTTGGTTCTTCGCTTAATTCAAGTCCTGTTTCTTCTTGTACTTGTTCCGTAGTTTGTGCGTTTTCTAAATCCGTAAATTCTAAAGGCTTCAAAGTTCTAAAGAATAAATTCAAGCTTACGCCGTTAAACGCTAGTATTTCTTCAAATGCATCTAGTAGAATTTCTTGAATAGGCTTTATAACCATATTATTGAACAATACAAAGCTGCTTTCTAGTTCATCGCTGTTAGAACTAAATCCGTTGCTATTTGCTACTCCGAATAAAAGCGGGCTTGTTACAGAATGTCCTAACATTATTTTACGCATCGCTTCTTCGCTCAAAGTAGAATAAAGGTCAGGCGCATCGTTTACAGGCATTGAATCTACTGTAGTTTTAGAATCTGCGTTGTTGTTAAATGCTACTATTACCTTTTCGCCTTGCGTTCCTGTAATTTGTGAAAGAACTTTATTCTTGATCATTGTTTGCTGTTCTTCACTTGGTACGCCGTTATTAAAGTTTATTACAGCCCTTCCTGAAAAGCCGCAGTTTACTTCGTTAATTAAGTATTCACTTATGTTTTCTTCTAGTTGTGCATATGGCAAAGCGCCGTGATAATCTACATAGGAATAATACTTCATACCTACTGAATAAGGTCTTATGTACATTATTTCAATAGGTTCTTTTGAATAACCAAAAGCAGGTATTCTTTTAGGTGGAAATTTTTTAGTGTCTTCCCAATTATCCGAAAAGTAATAAGCTTCTACTTCGCCTTTTTCGTTGCATTTTTCAGCCCTTAAAAGTTGAATAGGAACGTGGTAAACGGCTTTTATTTTCTTTCTATCTGCGGTGTATATTAGTTGAACAGCGCATTGCCCTAACATCTTTAAATCGCTTACTAAATGTCTTACGCAATCCTTCGAAAACAAGGACATCATTTGCGCGTATTCGTTAGGCTTTCTAGATGCATCTGTAGCCGAAAGCCCTCTGCCGTAAATTAAGCGCGTACAGCTGTTTATTATGGCGTTATTCGTTGTAGAATTCGTGTATCTATCTATCAAATATTGGAAGTAGTCGTTATCTTCGCCGTATTCTACCCATTCGTGGCGTTTAGATTCCTTTATTTCAGGCTGTGAATAGCTGCTTAAATTTAAAAAGTGTAGGTTATTCATAAACTATAAAATCGTTGTTAGAAGTGTGTGAAGTATACTGTCCATCGTTTACGCTGTAAGTCACTACGCTTTGATTAGTACAAAATACTTTGTCTTTGTAGACTATTTCAGTTCCGTCTTTTAGTACAAGATCATAAAATCTACCTTGTTTTAAATCAAATATTGCGCTTATAGTGTGGTAATAATCACCTTGAACGCTGCTGTTTATAGTTACTTGCACTTCTGTATTGT